CCTTTCTATTTCAAGTTGGCAATAATGAATTATTTTCTCTAAATCTTCAATACCATTCTTGTCCTTATAGCGGACTATATATTTTATAACTACTCCTTGTAAGTAGTTTAAATTATTCTCTTGGATAAATTCATAAGGTTGTATCTTATGATCTTTGTAATGTGTTCCACCGACTTGTTTCTTAAATGCACTCATCAAGGAACGACTTTATTCCATCTTCCACCTTTATTCAAGACCATTGGCAATAACTTAGGCAATCCCTCAATAATAATTCCCGTACCAATTATCGGTCTATCTTTAAATAACTTATTATATTCGTAAGCAAGACTGTCCTTATCTATAAGGCAACCAACTTGTAATCCCCAATATAATGCTTGGGGCGTACTCCAATAAATTTGGGAAAATTTGGTATGATAGTGACCTTGCACCACATTCATTCCATAGCTTTGACCAAGTTTTAAAATGTTAGCTGTCTTTCCGTGGCAGAAATAAATATCCTGTCCGTTACTTGCTTTGATAACTATATCTTCGTGCCACTTCCAACCTTTTCCAACTTCTAAAAAATCATTGTAATCTTTTATAAAGGCTTTTGGTAGTCCGTGAGTTAAGGCTTTTCTAAATATTAAACTTCCGTGATTAGAGTGTACTAAATCCATTTTGGGAAATAGTTCTTCAAGTTCGTGGATAGTTTCTAAAGACTTTTTTAATTCATCACCAGCACTAGCAAGATCAGGATTTGGTGAATGATAACTTATTGCGTGACCATCTATTTCATCACCGATATTTACAATCCGAGTTGGTTTGTATTTCTTTTTTATGGCTCTCAGAAAAGCCATCATATCTTGGTGGTGGTGAGGTATGTGTTGGTCTGATATTACGAGAATACATTTCTCCATATTTAACCCTCTATTAAATAACTAATAAATCTATAAATGATTTTACTGTCTCTGCGAATACGATTGTGAACATAAAACACAATATACCCACTACTTTCCATATTGAAGCAATATGGCGTTCTATTTTTTCAATAGCATTTTGAATATGCGTTAGATGATTGTTTTCAATAGTCTCAATCCGAGCTTCAAGACGAATTAATGTTTCACTATTTTTCTGACTTTGACTCGGCATTAGCTTCCTCTTTCGGTAATTCAGCTTTGAGGATTGCAGAATTAGCTCCCTCGATTGTATTCAGCCGATCAGTTTCTAGTAGAAGTTTTGATCTTTCTTGACTGACATATTGAAGTTGTGCAAAAGCTAACTTACCTTTGTCAGATAATTTAGTTTCGTCATATTCTTTATTGTCTAGTGTAAACATATTTTCTCCTTAACAATGTAATGTGCAAGGTACAGTATAACTGCCATCTGCATAAGTTTCAATTTTTACAGTTGAGTTTACTTTAGCAACTGTTTTACTTCTTATGATGTCATCATCTTGTACTTTAGCTGTGCCATCACCATTTGATACAAGTAAATCACCAGCTTCTGCAGCTTCATCTGCATTTACTCTTATGATATATGTACCAACTTGAGCAATATTCATATCATTAACATCACCATCAAGTCCATCATCTTCATCGTCCCAGTTTGAAAATACACCATAAACTTTTTTACTATCTGCTGTGTCAGAGACTTTACATTTAGTATGCTTTACGTCATCTTCTTTAAAAATAGTTCCTGTGTACTCAGTTCCATTAGATGTAAATGTAATTGCATCACCAACAGATTTATCACCTAAAGCTATTGATTCTTTTACTGTGTATGCCTTTTCTTTTACTTCACCAACAGTTTGAGTTGCTTCTTGTTTCATATCACCGACAGATTGTGTAGATGGCTCTTTTACATCACCAACTTCAACACCCTCTGGCAATTCTTCATCTTCGGTATATAAAACATCTTGCGTTTCAACATCATCTGCTGTGTAAAGAATATCTTGTGTTTCTAAGTCATCAGCAGTCCATAAAACTTCTGGTAAATCTGCAACAACTTGATACCAATCACACATTTCATCTATTGAATCCATTATAGTCCCACGAAGTATTGTTGGTTTAGAGTTGTCAGAAAGTCTTGACCAGTGTGTGCCTGTAAAACCAGAATAAGATACAGTACTACCACTTACAGAAATTGTACCTTCGTGTGTACTAGCTTGATGAAACTGAACTAAATTTCCATCACTACTTAATCTATTTATATACATTATTGGAGCACCATCAACTGTTGATGAAATTTCACCTACTGTTGCACCAAACGCTGACCCAGCTGTGCCAAAAGTAGTTGATGTCTTTCTTAAACAAAGTTCTCCAGAACCTAGAATACGCATTCTTTCTGCAAGTGCTGAACTGGTTGCTGTTCCAAATACTAATGCTGTTGGTATTTTTGAACTTCCTGCTGAGCCAGTTTGTGTTGCTGTTATGTTTGCACCATAACCAAAAGCACTACTAGAATTTACACCTTGAAAATATATACTTCCTATATCTTGACCACTTGCTGTTTCAGTTTTTGTTCCAACTGTATTATTCTTAGAAGCTCTAATAAAGAAAGTTGATTGAGATTGATTTGCCGCATAAGTATCTAAATACATAGAAGCAGAATCACCACTAGTGGTACTTGCAATACCTAAACCTGCGTTTGAAGCAGGTGCTGTTGTTTGTCCGATACAAACACCCCCAGAACTATGAATACGCATTTTTTCACCAAGAGTTCCACTAGTATCAGTTTTAAATACAATATCTCTACTTCGACCATTGGTCGCAGTTGTTACGGACAAAATTTCACTGCCTCTAGCATCACCAAAAGCTGATGTAAAGCTAGCATCATTAACACCAAATCTAATACCACTTCCAGTTCCAGCTGTTGCAGTTGATGATGTAGCAAAATTATTATTTATAGAAATACCAGTTATTGCACCATTAGATGGTTCATTTGCAGTTAAAACTTCGGGAATTGTTGAAGATCCGATTCCAATTTTATTATTACCACCATCAACGAATAACATATGAGTATTACCATTGGATTCTACTCTAAAATCTATGTCAGCACTTGATTCATTAAATACAGTTTCAGCACTTGCAATATCAAATCTACCTGTTGCACCAATACTTTCAACTGCGTCAGAAGTTGCACCAATCGTTAATACTTCTACCCAAGCGTCATTGTCCTTGTTTCTCATATACAGCTTGTTATCATCACTATCAAACCACCATTGGTTCGCATAAGTCGTACTTGGTGCTGAATCACCAGCACTGTTAGTGGCTAATGCACCAAAAGCATTGTTTAAATCGGTGCGAGTTGCACTAAAAGTGCTATTTGCTATATTAAAATCGTGTTGTGACATTATGTTCTCCTTATAATGTTATTTGTTTTATTTGTAAAGTTATATGGCTACGCCTTGTCCGTTGGCAACGTAATCAAAAGTTATATCTTGTGCTGAACCACCAGCATTAGTAAAGGTTACACTAAATCCTGTTGCTGATTTACTAGTGATAGTTGTTTGTATATTCTGTGCGGCGTTCTGTGCAAGAATAACAACACTTGGCTCTGCAAAAAATGCTTTATTAAATGTTACTGCTTTCGTACCAGCACCACTTGCTATGTTAGATCCTGTGTCAGTTCTATCAGCCATAAACAATCTAACTTGTGCGTTGTTTACTCTTGGTGATTGTGAACCTACAGAAGAAGTTAAAACAAGTTGAAATTTTGCAAATCTAAATTCATAATTACCATCTTGGAATGGTGTAAATGCTGTATAAGTTGAATTATCATCTGAAGTTGAAATAAATAATTTAGCGTCCATTTGGGGTGAAGCACCAGCACTATCAAACAAACCTTGTGCAGAATCAAATAACCCAGCGTGTCCGTCAAATGATGACACTCGATCTAATTGATCTACGTTTAAATAAGATGATACTCGACCTTGATATTTCGCACCTAATGAAATTTGATTAGCAAATGTATAAGTTCCTGTGCTTTCAAAACCATCTACTTCATCAAAGAAACCAACTTTATCATCAAAATTCCCACTTACTGCGTCAAACAAAGTAACATCATCACCAGCAAGAATTATTGTTCCACCATCTTCTACAACTTGAGATTTAGTTCCAGCCCAAGATGTTTCTTCAGTTATTGTAGTTGCAAGGTTTTGACCAGCAAATTCTGATATAGTTCCAACAACACTTCCAGCAGTTAAACTTTCGTGTCCTAATAAGTCAAATGCCTTGATGAAATAAACCCCAGCTTTAGCTGGTACTATAACCGAGTTAGCTGGTGGACTGACCTTATCAACTAATACAATACTATTAGGATATGTATCATCAGCATTTGGTGAATATCTAATATGATAATATGCTAAATCTAAATCAGTAGATGGATCCCATTTTAAAACTGCAACTTGATCTTGAAAGTCTATTGAAAGATTTGCAACATTAGCTGGTGGATCAGCAAAGCCTACTACATAATGATCTCCAGCAACATAAGTTGATTTATAACTAAGCGAGTTAATTGCTCTTACCTTAACATTATAAGTAACTTCGCTTTCAACGGGTATTTCTCGTACTGTATTACTTGATAAACCTGCTGATTTATAAATTGAATCTGTACTTTTCTTATATATCACTTCGTACTTATCAACAAAGAAATCTGACGTACCTCTAAAAGTAACAGTCATTATTACATTTAAATTACCCTCAGTAACATTAACCGCAGTATCAGTTATGGAAGTTAAAACTGGTGCTTGAACAGTAGTTGGATCAGGCAAGTTAGTCGTTGGTGTATCAGGTTTTTGCGTCTTTGATCCAAATGTATAAATAGATGATTGATACTCAATAGCTTCAATACCAACTATTCCTTGTGGGTGTATTGTTATCCCCTCAACTAAAAACTCTTTTTCACTAAAACCAAAACTAGAATAAGTTACTTTTATTATGTCACCAATAACAACATTAGTTCCCTCAGAAGTTGCATTAAATCCTATGCCTATTGAGTTTCTTGATTTTTTTAACACATACTCAGCTAGATCTTCTGCTTGATAATAATTAGTTACAGAATTTAAACTTATTTCCATTTCTAATTGCTCATTGTTATCATCTGCAAACATTGTGGCGTATTTATAAGCAGTAGGTACATTAGTTTCATCACTAGGTGGATATACTGCTTCGTTGTTATGATAGCCCTCATCTTCATCAGGAAATCTTGCTATTACTCTGTTAAATCTTGAATCTTTAGTTTCACCTTGTAAGATCATACCACCAATAATCATATCTTCTGTAAAAGTTAGAACACTTGATCCTGTTCCCTCAATCTGTACTTTATATTTACCACCACTATAAACAAAATATGATCTTGTCGCTGACATAATTTTTTTAACATTGTCAATCATTGAAGCCTCAGAACCAACAAATGTATGACCTGAGAATAATGGTTGCGTACTTGCACCTGGATAAGGTGTAACCGTACCATCACAAATACCACCTGCTGTTGCAAAGGAAGCTGTATCAATGACACTTGTTGGTAAACCTTTACCATACCGAGTAGAAGTTAAATAATCAAAAATTTGGTATATTGGATTGGCACTGTAATTATAACTAGCTGTACCATTAGGTACTGTGTTAATTTGCTTACCCTTAATTAAAAATTGAATCTTTGGTAATCCATTAAAAGCATCGGCATTATATTTAAATCTAAACATAGCTGAGCATACACCCTTACCCAAATGAGAGCTTGTCCAACCCAATGAACTCATCTCAGTAAAAGAATTACCGAAAATACCTGATCCTGATGGTATTATATGCCCTGTATCAGTACCATTAAAAAAAGCAAAGTTTGTTAAGAAGTGAGTAGTCTCGTTTCCATCTTTTTCTTCTACGCCTTTATAAACTTGATGCGTGGTATCAATAGTTAAATCGGTTGCACTTGGTGCATTGGTACTTAATCCTAATGATGACTCGCTTCGAATTCTTTGATCCACTCCATAAGCATTATATGACCCTGTGTAAGTAGCGTATAATTTTTCATCAATATATAACTCTTTCATTCCCTCTACTTGCCCCTCACACAAAGCCACTACAAGATAAAGAAATTGATTGTCTGGTGATACCGCAATAAAAGCTATTGATCCACCAACTTTTCGTGTGCCATATATAATTGGCAGTGGTGCGTCAGAAGCCCTTTGATTAATTAATACGCCCTCATTATCCAATAAATCATTAAGATCAGGCATATCAGGCATTCTAGGGACAATGCTGTGCCAAATTTTTTCAATAACCTTAACAATCTTTTTTATAATAGGTATTTTTTTGATGATCTTTTTGATCTTCTTTTTAATCTTTTTCCAACCCATTACTTTTTCTCCTTACCCCAATTTATATCAGCAATAGTTTGACTGGTAAAATTAAAGAATACATCATTAGGAAATACTTTTTGATGTGAGTTGTTATTAGTTCTTCTACCATTAGACATACCAAAATTTGACCAATGATTAGCAACTTCTATTTTAATAAATGTTGTTTCATTTGTTTCTTCTATTTGATATCCGTGAATAAATCCTGTAAAATATTCATATGGGTTTCCAATAATAGCTCCATTATCAGTTAAAAAAGCACGAAAAACATTAACAGGTTTATGAATATGCTCGTTACTTAAAAACAATGATACAAAAGTTAAATCTATACCATTAAGATTTATTGTCATCTTACTTGTGCTTATAGTATTGGTTTCAGTAAGTGATGGTATTCCAATAATGCTTCCGTCTGCTGTATAAGTATTACCATCAAAAACTATGTCGTGATAAGCAGTCGTTTTGTAATAGGTTGTGTTACCAATTTGAAAGTTTAATAAATCACATAAAGTTAGATCATCAGTTGCTAACTCGGTTACTACATCACTATGCAATCCTCTTGTCATTAAATGACCTCTATCATATCTACTTCAAATCTATAAAACCCATCACCACCTAGAGCAATAGTCTGAATATCATTAACCAAAGCTACTGTAAATGGAACACTATCATATGTAACTGCACTATCATTGACCAATGCAGTTGTTAATGGTGGCTCTATCGTAACTGTTGCCGCATTACTTGATGAAGTTACATCTGATACAACCATATAAACTTTGTCGTGTGAAGCAAACTTAATAAAATCACCTGCTTTAAATCTTCCTGCCCCATCACCTGCAAATCCGTCCATAGCAATAGTTGTATCACCAACAGCGTGTGCTCCATTCACTAATACCGATCCTGTTTCTGTACCCAATGCGTCATCTATAATTGGTGGTGTAAATGTAAATGTACCCTTAACACCTCTTTGACTTACTACAAAAGCAAAGACCTCATTGAATTTGGCTCTTAGCATTGGTGGAAAACTAGCTGTAATTTGCCATCTTTGATCTTGAATTTGTCTTGTTTGTCTGCGTCCATTCATAGCGTCTGATACAAAAGTTGTTTGTGTAGTAGAAATATCAATGCTATTAGGCTCTGGACTACTTGGAAATGCACCACTCATACTATCGCTGGTCTCCCTTGCTCATTTAATGCTGAATTAATCATAGAAATTATAGTTCCTCTTTGTTCTTGTAACATATCTTCAAATCCATCTGCGTCTACTGTTGTTATATTGAAACTTATATTAGTCGAACCACTTGCCAATTGATGGTTAGGTGTAACTGATCCTGCTGTGTTAGGTGTAAATAACTCAGGACCTCGTTCTCCGACTAAAAATGGACTGTTAGGTAATCTCGATCCACCAAATTGTGCAGGTGGTTGTTGTGCTCTAATTGTTGCAACTTGAGCCATACCCATAGCACCTACTAAACCTGCCATAACAATATTTACTGGGAATGGTAATTTTAAAGCGTTTGCAACTCCAGTGGCGGTACTCATTATAGCTTCACCAATCATTAAGGCTTGGTTTAACTTAAACATTTTTTTTGAATGTTTAGCACCTTCTGCCAAAGCCTCTCTACCCATCTGACCCATTTGTTTATTGGTCAGTTTTTCCATATCAATTTCTTCAAATTTTCCTTTTTTAAAGGCTTCTATATTATCCTTAAAGACTTTCTTCTTTTCTTCTTCTGCCTCTGCTTGTTTTGTAGTTGCTTCTGCTATTAATTCATCAAATGTTTTAACTTTTTCACCTGCTATTTGACACGCATTACCTATATCAGTATAACCTAAAGCAATAGTATCTAGTGCTTCAACTACAGAATCAGTATTTTCAGTACTTTCTTCTAATACAGTTTGGAATTCTTGTGTTCCCTCGGTAGCTTGTCCCTGTGCTAATCTGAAATGATGATATCCATCTTCTAATTCTTGTAATTTTAATCTAGCTTCACTTACAGCTTGTGTTAATTTTTCTTGTGCTAATTTTGAATCTTCTAAACCAGAAGCAAAAAACATTTTAGTAATTTTAGCGTGAAGTTGTTGCTTAGCAATTGCTTTATCTAATTCTTCATTTTGCTCTTTAATAGCGTGTGTAAAATCTTCAACAGTTCTTGGTTCAATATCAAAACCTAGAGCATCTAAAAAGTCTAATAATTCTGTTCTGCTACTACCAATAAATCTAGCAAGGGTTACAAATGCCTCAGCTAAATTATCAACTATTTCACCTGCGTATTCGCCTGCAATTTTAATTCCCTCTTTGTTATCTTCGATAAACCCTGTTAATTGTACTGCGGCATCGGTTAAAGCACCTGTAAATCCTGCTTCACCAAATTCATCGGCGGCTGTTGCTAATGCTATTTGTAAGTTAGAGGTTGCAATACTTAAATTATCTAATTTAGTTTCTGTTGCTCCGCCAAACTCTTTATTTAATCCAACTTGTAAAGCATCTAATATTTTACCTGCACCCTCGGTAGTTCGACCAAATTGTGCAATTTCTAACCTTGTTATTCCTAATTGATCTTCTAATATTTTAAATACAGGTACACCACGATCAGCTATTTGATTTAATTCTTCTAGTCCTAAACCACCTTGAACACCTCTAGAGAAAACTCTAGTCATAGCATCTAATGTACCAAGCTGATCTGTTGTTACTGCCGCTGTGTCAGTAAATACTCTTAATAGTTTTTCAGTAGGTTCGATACCACTTGCTTTTAATGTAATAAAACTTCTTGATAATTCTTCTACGCCAAACTGTGTTCTAGTGGCAAATTCACTTATAAAATTAAACGCATTTCTTCCGTTTTCTATACTACCTGTAACAGAGGATAATGAATCTCGTAAATCTTCAAATCTAGCAGAAATTTTAGCGATACTAATTAATAATGCACCTGCACCTAGTCCAATTAATGCACCTTTTAAACTAAAAACAGATTTCTTTAATGTCGCTAAACCTTTCTGTGTGCTACTTAATGCTTTTTTAGTTTTATCAACTGCACTAATAGTTATTTTTACATTTTTGCTCATAAAATCCTTTATCTAAATCTATCTTCTTTTCTGTCGTTCTCGTCTATTGTAAGCCACATCACTAACAAATAACGATCACCACTATAAACTGGTGCTCCCCTGTGTAGGTGAGTAAAACTTGGAAATATTAATCCGTGTCCTGTTGGTAATGGTGGTACTGATCCTCTATTGTGAAAATCTGTTCCACCGCCCTCGTAATATCCTGTATTTAATGGCACTACTATTGATATATCAGCAGAGGCATCGTGATGCCAAGATGTTTGTTGTATTGTGCGTGGGTTATAGTTTGCAAGTTGTATGCAACCACCATCTACTTGTCTATTAAACAAAGTAAATAAAATTATGTTTATTTGTGTTCTTACTATCTCAATCATTTCCTCATAGAAGTCAGGCGTTGCATTTTCTAATACTATTTCAGGTATTCTTCTTAATTCATCTTCTTCAGGGTTAGGCTTAAATGGTATTTCAAATTGCATTTTCTTTAATTCACTCAAAACCATATCGCAAAACTCTTGTTTAAATAATGGTATCGTATAAACTTCTTTTACTGGCTCTTTTATTATATCCCACAATGGCGATCCAATAGGATCAGAGTTGCCATCGGTATTGTCATACTCCTCAATCATTGGCAAAGTCTGTTCCATCTTCAACAAAGTGTCTTGCTGTACAGCCCAATTAGAAGCGTCTAATAGTATTTCATTTTTAAACTCGTACATCTATCTCCTAGATTTGGCTTTTGCCATATTAATTTGTTGCTGTGCTTTTTTGTTCTTATCTTCTAAGAACACTATCCAAGTTAAAAAATCTTCTACTGAAAATTTCCTTACTTCTGCAATGGGTATTTTTAAATAATCTGCTAATTGAATGATCGCTGATAGATCATTGTCGTCTGCTATTTTTTTTTAATCTCTTTTTTTGATGAAGTTTGCATAAGCCAAGTAGCCACTTCGGACAATACATCTGGATCGGCACTTAGCATTAACTTAGGCTTATCTGCAAGATCAAACATATTTTCGCCTTTTTCATTTAAAGCTAATTCAATTAAAGCGTATGCCAGACCTTCGATTGCGTCTAATTCCATTTTTTTAAACAATCTACCTTTTTGTTTCAGGTTTATAGGTTGCTTATAAAATGTTAAACCTTCCCATTTTTCAAAGGTTTTACTTTCACCTTGATCTAAAGATTTAAAATGGTCTGTAATTATATCGATTGCTGACATACACTTTTTTTATCCTAATTTAAATTAATTGTCAAATTATACTGTTGCTCTAGTTATAGCACCATTTATTTGGCAAGAAATTGATAGTCTAATTATATCGTCCATAGTTACTGCAACTGAGTTACCTGTTACGATTGCAGGAACTGAATAGTAGAAATCTCCACTATCTGCACCTTCAGGGTAAAGTAGTAAAGTTACACCTGTTGCTTCTTGTAGAACAATCTGACCATTAGAGTCAGTTTCGTCCCACATACATTCAACAGTTACAGTTCCACTTTTTCTGCTTGTTACATATGTTTTATTTGTGTCAGACAGTTGAGTTGATTCAATTACATCTGCTGTTGTTTCAAGTGTAAAACCTGTAACTTCTGCGACTGTGTTTGATCCTATTTTAATAACTCCTGCTGAGCCTGTATGTACTGCCATTATTCTTCTCCTTCTTCTGTATTAAAAGATTTAGTTGTTGATTTTTTTTTGGGTTTTGTAGATTGATCTGACCAACCTTGTTGTTTCATTTCTTCTACTTGGTGATCCCAAACCTCAATAATATCTCCGTCTTTATTTTGGAGTTTTATTCTTTTTGCCATATTTTCTCCCTGTTGGTTTCTTAGCTTCAGGATTGTTATGCTTATGCACCCAACCATCATCTAGAAATTTATTTGGATTATCTGTTAATACAGTAACTCCATTTTTAATTAAATATGTTTTATTACTCATATTATGGTGTTCCTTGTGTAAATTTATAGAAGCACCTTATAGTCATAATCACACCACCATAAGGAAATATACTTCCCTCGTCTGTTTCAACAGCAACTAATTGGGTGTCTAATGCGTTGCCTGATCTAGTTCTGTCACTATCTAAAGCTGTTTCAACTGTTGTCACTAATTCATTACGCTTAGTGTCTATATTACTTGTAGTTGTACTTGCTGTAGTAACAAAACCAAATATCCTAAAGTCAATCGTCCCAGTGC